CGGAGCGGGGCAACTGCTAGTAACCGCGGCGGACTGATGCAGTTTTTCACCCGTCCGGACAACAGCATTGCGAATGTGGAGCGGATGCGGATCACCAACACGGGTTTTGTGGGCATCGGGGTGTCGAATCCCGCGCGGCTGTTACAGTTGCAGACAGCAAGCGGCGTGGCGACGCAATTCAACTTGACGCAGGCCGGGAATGCTTCCTGGGATATTCAGATTCCGGCGTCGGTTGGCGACCTTACCTTCGGGCAGGCCGGAACAGAGCGCGTGCGGTTTACAACGGGCGGCAACGTCGGCATCGGTGTCACAAGCCCGCCTGCTCCATTGACTATCGGCAGCGCCGTAACACCTTATAACGATGCCAATGGACAACTCTGTATTTGGGATAACAGCAACAGTAACCGACGCCTGCGGATGGGATACGACGGGTCGCTTAACGCCGGATGGATTCAAGCTACATATATAGGATCAGGTTTCATGCCATTATTGCTGAATCCGAATGGCGGCAACGTCGGCATCGGCACTACATCGCCCTCGGCCACGTTGCACGTCATCGGCACCGCCAAGTTCGGCACGAGTGCGGCGTCTGGTTCTGTAGGCGATGTTGCTATCAGTCGCGATGGCAACCCCACCATAGGCGTGCTCTTTTTTGGCAGCGGTGGTCAATACATCATCGGTGGCCCAACAGGATGGACTTTCTCTCCCGCGCTCACCGGCGTCGGCGGCGTCTCCGTGCAGAGCGTCGTCACCGGAAGCCGCGCGATTGGCACGGTGTATCAGAACACCACTGGCAGGCCGATGTTTGTGACAATCGGTTTTTCAGCTTCTGCGGCGACTGCCGCAGATTTAGAGATACAGACTGATTCCGCCAGTAATCCGACTACATCGGTTATCCGTGCAAGTGCCAATCAGGGCTGGATGTCCTGTATATCAGCGTGGATATTGCCGGGAAATTATTACAAGACTGTTCAAACGAATGGATGCTCACTATTTCGATGGACAGAGTGGTCTTAAGGAGGAATCATGCCAATCGATTACGATCAGGCGGGCGCGCTGCAATCGAATATCCCCTTCGGGCTGCGGTGCAAGGTGGCGCTCGTCAAGTTCGCGAACTACATCGCCAACGAAGCGCCAAACGTGCCGCAGCACGCCGCTCGCTGGCGGTGGGCCAGCAATACGCTGAACGACCTGGACGGCACGGCGCGGAAGCTCCAGCAGAACGTGGTCATGCAGCAGCCGATCCTGGACGCCGACATCGACGCCACGGACGGCGACTCCACCGTAGATGACGCCACGCTGCAGACGGCGGTCGAGACCGTGGCCAACCAGTTCATCTAGTCTTCCCCTCCCGCCCCGCGTCTCACCCGCCGCACGCAGCGGTCGAGCTCGGCCGCAAACTCCCCAAAGCTGATCCCGAAGCCGGCGCACAACTTGTACAGCATACGCAGGGTGGGCGAATTCGTCCCCCGTTCCATGCGGCTCATGTAGGCGCGGTCGATGCCCGCCTGGCCGGCCAGCTTCTCCTGGCTCAATCCGAGGCGCTCGCGCAGTTCGGAGACGCACAGGCGAAAGGCGCGTTCGAGGATCTCGTCCGAGGGGCGGGGTGGGGGATGGGCCATCCTGACTTGAGTTTCCAAGTCCGGTGGTGTATACATCCACGGCCTCTTTTCACCTGTAACATAGTCCCACAAAAATTACATCGCGGTTTCGATCCGGGGAATCCGAAGCGTCCAGAAACGGGGGATTGGTTTCAGGAGGACGCCGCATCCTGCTGAGGGGAAAGCGGCTGTGGCCGGTGTTGCTATAAAACAACTATAGAAATACTAGCCATTTACTATAACCTACACAAACTAAAAGATTTAGGGTTGACAGCGCCGGACGATGAAGCGTATAGTTTTCTCTGTCGAGGCGATGGAAATCGGGTAGCAAGCCGCTATCGCCGGCCAGAGAGCCTCGGCCCTTTCATCCCGGTGGCTCAACAGAGCGGGAGAGGTGTGTCTCGAATATGGATACCAATCATTTTCCGGTCATTAACGTCAAGCTCACGCCCGAGATGTTCGCGCTGCTGAAGGCGGAATGCGCGCGCCGCTCGGTGGCCCAGGCCTCCCACGTCGCCTACAGCACGGTCGTGGTGGACGCCCTGAAGGCCTATCTGGGGAGCAATCCCAAGCTCAAGAGACTGGCGCGGACGCGCGGCAAACCGGCCAACGCGCCGGCGGCATAGGGAGGGCAAAGCCAATGATCGACCACGAGCTTCGCCGGACCCGCATCACGTCCACCGACCTCGGCCCGATCTTCGGGGTCGACGAATGGCGCGACGCCTTCAGCGTCTGGGCCGAGAAGAAGGGCCGGCTGCCGGCGCGCGAGCCCACTCCGCGCATGCGCATGGGCAAATTCCTCGAGCGCGGGATCGTCGCGGCTTATGGCGCCGTCACCCGGCGCGAGCCGGTGTGGTGCGACGAAACCGTCTGCCACCCCGAGCGCGACTGGATGGCCGCCTCGCCCGACGCGCTCTGCGCCGGCGAGCGGCGCGGCGTCGACGCCAAGCTGGTCTTCTGGGACCAGCGCCGGAAGTGGGGGGCGACGCCCGACGACATCCCCGAGTCCATCCAGGTCCAGATGTGGTGGATGATGGCGGTGCTCGAATACGACGTTTGGGACGTGGCCGCCCTGGTGGGCGACGACCTCCCCCGCGTATACACATTCGAACGCGACCGCGAGATCGAGCGCGCCCTGATCGCCAAGGCCGAGGAATTCTGGCGGCGGCACATCCTGGGCGACGAGGTCCCCGCGATCGGCGGCAGCGCGGCCGCGGGCGTCTGGCTGCAGCAGGCGTTCCCCACGCACCGGCGGCCGGACCTGCGCGCGGCCACCGCCGAAGAGATCGCGGACCTCGAGCAATGCGTCCAGGTGCGGATCGAGCAGCGCGTCCTAGCCGAAGAGCGGGCATGTCTCGAAAACCGCCTGAAGCTGGCGGTCGGCGAGCGCGAAGGCCTCTACTGGCCGGAAGGCAAATTCACCTGGCGCAAGACCAGGGACCAGACGGTGACCGATTGGGAATCGATGGCCACCGGCCTGCTTCATGCGCATGTCAAGGACGCCGAAGAGCGCGAAACGCTCACGGGCATTTACCGGACCACGAAGCCGGGACCGCGGCGGGTGCTGCTCGAAAGCGACCTGCTGCGCCGGCGCCACGAAACCGAGGAGGAGGAAGACGATGGCAACCGAACCGGGATTGCAATCTGCCGGTGAGATCCTCGACCGCTACCTGGTCGACGAAAATCACCGTCTCACGGCCGAGGTCGAAACCGGCCGCGCGCGTATCGAAGCGCTGCTCAAGCACGCCGGCGCGCCCAGCCATTGCAAGGGCTGCGCGGCGCTGATCTTCTGGGTGCGGCACATCGATAACGGCAAGAGCGCGCCCTACGACCTCGATGGCCAGAACCACTTTGCGTCGTGTGGCCGAGCAGAAGAATTCCGAAGAAAGAGACCCCATGGCGCGGCATAAGACCGTGAACGAGTACATCATCAAGCCGCCAATTGCATGGTTGCTCTGTGTGCACATGGATCAGTCGGTGACAGCAGTCACGATAGACGCATGTGATGTGTCGCTTGCGCGGATTCATAAATGGTCGGTCGGATTTAATCAATCCGGATACTGTTTTACGCAAACTTCCGCTTGGGAGCCGGGAATAGGCCAGCGAACAATTCGCCTGGTTCGGTATCTTCTGAATGCGCCGCCTGACTTGCAGGTAGATCACATCGACCGTAATCCGCTCAACTGTCGCCGTAAGAACTTGCGGTTAGTGACATTTGCGGAGAACCGCCAGAATCTCTCACCCGAGGGTATGGGATCGCTTCATATCCGTGGCGTCTCGATAGTTCATGGCAAATACCTGGCTCGCATCATATTGAACGGGCAAGTCCATCGCCTTGGATTCTTCCATGATCGCGACGCCGCTAAAGACGCGGCAATCCGCTTTCGGTCTGTTCATATGCCCTTCTCGCCAGATGCGATTCAATTCCGAGGAGCAATCTAATATGGAAATCCAAACACCCACGCATGAGCCTGAAACGCCGATTGCCGTCGCGCCGCAGTCCGCGGCTGCGCCGCGCGGCGATTTCTCGCGCATCACCGCGCAGGACCTGATGCACGCCCCGGTCGACAAGGAGCGCATCGCCGGCTGGATCTCGCAGCTGGTGGACGCCGAGGTGGCGCGGCAAAACTACGCCTACGACCGGGCGCTGGCGCGCGAATTCGCCCTCAGCGGCCAGTTCGACGACCTCAAGGGCGCGACGGCCGAGCAGGCGATTGCGACCGCCATGGTGAAGATCCAGTTGGGCCGGTCGTGGGGCTTCAACGCCGCCGACTCGATGAGATACATCTACTTCGCCAACGGGCGGCCATCGATCGAAAACGAGATCGTCGCCGCCAAGCTGCAGCAGGGCGGCTACGACTGGGACGTCGAGTGGCTCGAGGAGGAGGCGCAGCACAAGGGCAAGCCCTGGCGGCGCTGCGTGGGCTGCCGGCTGTGGATCAAGAAGTGGAACGCGCAGCAGCAGCTGTACGTGGCAATCACCGACCGCAATGGCGAGCCGGTCTCGGTGGCCTTTACGGAAGCCGACGCCGACCACGCCCAGATCTGGGAGAAGGGCAAGCAGATCCCGCTTTCGCAGAAGTGGAATTTTCAGTCCTGGGGCCGCGACATGTATTACTGGCGCACCATCAGCCGCGTCAAGAAGTACCACGCGCCGCACGTCCTGCGCGGCGGCGTCTCGCGTGAGGAAGCGCTCGAAATGATGCCGCTCGACACGCTGCGGCCGCCAGATCTGCCCGTGGACCTGGCGTTGCCCGAGGGGCCGGCGGACGCGGCGGACCAGCCCGTGGCGGCGCGGTCGACGCTGCGCGACCGGATCCTGCAGCACGAGGGGTTCTCGCATGCGCCGACGATCGAAACCGCCGATCAACCCCAGGACCTGGGCGGCGATACCGCGAAATAGCGCAGTCACGCCGTACTGCCCGTCCTGCGGCTCGCCGAATACGCGGCTCGAAACGGGCGAGGGGCCGACGGGCGTCGTCGCGCCGGATGGCGGCGCGGAATGGCGCTCGTGGGTGGCGCTGCATTGTCTTCACTGCGGCGCGATGGAGGAGATCTGACAATCATGGGCGAACGGATCAAAGATTACGACCGCGGCTTCAATGAAGCCATTGATCGGGTGGTGCTGCTGCTGACGATGGGCGCGGACTTCTACCCGAAGGCCCCGTCGGAGCGCACGACAGCCTTGCTGATGGACCCGGCGACGGCGCGCCGGATTCTCGACTGCGTCAAGCTGCTGGGCGACCGGATCAGGAAGCGCCAGGAGGCGGATCGCGTCGCCGACGCGCGAAAGGAGAATAGCCATGCGGAAGCTGCGGCCGGAACTGACGGCGCTGCCGGCGCGGATGTGCCTGCTGCCGGTTGATGCGCGCGGCTATCCGATTCCAGCGTTTGTCGAGACGCTGCCGGACGGGACGCGCGATTTCCGGATCATGAGCCAAAGTCACTGGCGTCGCTGCGTGAAGGAGAGGCGCTGCTGGGTCTGCGACCAGAAGCTGGGCGCCTATCTCGCATTCCTGATCGGGCCGATGTGCGCGGTGACCCGGACCACCAGCGAGCCGCCCTGCCACCGCGAATGCGCGGAATGGTCCGCGCGAAACTGCCCCTTCCTGGCGAGGCCGCAGATGCACCGGCGCGAGGACGAATTCACCGACGGCCTCGAGGGAAATGCCGCAGGTTGTCCAATCCGGCGCAACCCGGGCGTGGCGGTGGTTTGGGTGGCGCGCGACTACGAGGTCTGGCGCGATGAGCGGGGCAGTCCGCTGATCACGGTCGGCGAACCGGTCGAGGTCACCTGGTGGGCGGAAGGTCGGCCCGCCACGCGCGCGGCGATCGAGGAGTCGATCCGCACGGGGATGCCGCTGCTCGAGGCGCAGGCGACCGAGCCAGGCGCGGGAGAGGAGCTGGCACGGCGGCGGGCCGGAGTTGAGGTGTTACTGCCGGGGGTGTAGCTATGACCATCGAAGAGACGCGATTGAACGAGGCTCGCGCGCTGCTGGCGGAGATCGATGAGCGGAGCCAGGCGGGCGCGGCGCTGTGTGTGGGCAAGAACGAGGACCCGATCCAGGCGCTGCGAAAGATCCATGCGTTCCTGGTCCGCAATGCGCGCGACCATGTTAACGCTCTGGCGGCGGCGAACCTGGAGCGGGTGCTCGACCGCCTGGTCGGGTTCGAGATGCGGGTGAGCTTCACGAAGTGATGTCGATGCACGATCCCGAGCGAATCGAGGTCTTATTGGCGAGCGCGGCAATTTCATCTAAAGCGCTTCGGGAATTGATGGACATTTGTTGCTCGATCCTGTTGAGTCCCGAGGATCGTACGCGCATCGAACAGTGGGCCCTACCGTACCTCATCGCTCTCGATCTGGCCGAGGGGAAATCGGAACGAGTGCAATGAAGGTGCTCGATATCCCGATAGATGCGATTGATATCGGCGAGCGCCGCCGAGCCGATTATGGCGATATCGCCGCGCTCGCCAAAGGCATGAAGCGTGTAGGGCTATTAGAGCCTATCGTGGTGGACCGCCATGAGAAGCGCTATCGCCTAATCGCGGGCGAGCGGCGAATCCGAGCGGCTCGAATGCTCCAATGGAAATCGATAGCGGCAAGTCTCCGCGAGCGTCTTACAGACGCCGAATTGCGTGATATCGAGTTAGAAGAGAACGACAATCGCAAGTCATTGACTGAGGCTGAGCGAGCGAAGCGGTATCGGACTTCGAAGCGGCTGGTAGAGAATGCGCGGAAGGCAAAAGAGGTTTTAGCGCAGAGTGCGCAAAAACCTAACCAGAAGGGCACGAAAGGCGGGCGGCCAAAGAAGCCTGATGCGCCACAGGCTGTGGCTGAAGCGTTGGGCACAGATCGCCGCACCGTTGAGCGCGCCGAGCAGCACGTCGAAACCGCCGAGGCGTTCCCGTTCATGCAGGATTGGGTGCGGTCGGATGTCTTGGCGGTGCATGAGCAGTTGGCGCCGATTCCGAAGGCTGAGCACACTGCCGTGGCGGGAGTCTATGCCTGCGCTCGGCTAATGGACCCGAAGTCGGCTAAGGAAATCGCCTCTACTTTAGCTGGGATGTCGGAGTCGGATCGCAGCGAAATATATTCATTGAGCCGCAGCGAAGACCCACGCGACCGTTCGCTGGCATTAACGCGGGCGGCAGCGAAACCGCCGCAGCCAGACCCGCGCCTGAATCTTCTCGATGACGCGAAGCGCGCGGTAGAAAAGTGCGTTAAACGGTACCCGGATGATCCGCTTACGCCGCAGTTTCAGGAAGAATGGCAGCGGCTGCAGGCATTACAGCAGGCCGTTCGGGCAATGCGGCCATCCGACGCGGCAACAGGAGGAACGATCCAGTGAAATACACATTCGGCGATAACGCATCCAATGAAGGCCGAGCCGAGCGCATTCGCAAAGCATTCGTGGCTGGCCGAACCGTCGGGGCTCACACCGACGTGATGATGGATGCCGGCGAATGGTCCGATAGCGAATTGCGGGCAAAGGCCGCAATAGTCTGCCGCGCAGAAGTTCGGCGGGCGCTTAAGGGTCTTGTCGATGGAATGCCTTGGGCTGGCTCGACAAGCGAGAAGGGCGCCGACGGCAGTCCCGTCTGGAAACAGCGGGAATTGTGGGCGCGAGAAGACTATGAGCATAACTGTCACATTTACCGTCGGGATATTGCGGAGCGGGCTGTGTTGATTCACAACAAGCTGGCCGCCGAATGCCGCGAGAAGTATGGCGTAGGGCCGACGCTACTTGCGCTTGCTGAGGCTGAAGACTGATGTCCCATTTCGATCTCCCAATCGATCCTGATGCGTGGACTGATTTTTGGGCCGAATGCAAAACGAATAGGGTGCGCGAAGCATTCAACCAGATGGCCGTAGAAATGGACGAAGACCAAGAACATGAACTGAGAGCGATGCCTTATGAGGAATTCTTAAACTCCTCGTATTGGCAGATCGTGCGCGATTTGATGCTGGACACCGCTGGATATCGATGCCAAAACGATTCAGCCTCAGACCAGCCCCTTCACGTTCATCATCTGACATACGATCATCGCGGCTCTGAGTGGCGTCATCTCGAAGATCTGGTAGTGCTTTGTGCGAAGTGTCATGGTCGATGTCATCGCTGAGGAAATAGGAGTCGCCGTCATGACCAACCTCGAATCCCTTCTCGCCCGCGACTGGGCTGAGCTCTTCCCCGGCGAGCATTGGCCGGGCGACGCGGCCGCCGGGGCGCGCCTGGCGCAGGAGGTCCGGGCCTTGCGCCAGATCGCGGACGCCATGACCTCGGCGGCCTTCGCGGCGGGCTTGCCGCCCATGCGGCCGCAGCCGGAAGTGCAGCGCGCGCACGACCTGCTCTGCAACGTGGCGCTGAACGAAGCGGCGGCGGGCGTGGTCGACGTAGGAACGCGGGCGCGGCTGCGGCTGATCGCCAGTCTCGACGCGCTCTGCTGGGTCCTGCGGCACGAGCACAACCCGCGCTTCGGCCAGCAGCTGGCGACGATCGAGACGCGCCTGCGGTCGCTCGGGCTGGTGGTGCGGACGGAGGAGGAGGCGGGCCTTCCGTATTACGAGCCATGATACAATGGGCGCATGACCGAAACCGACAAACCCGCCCTGCCAAGGGGCGTGGGATCGATCCAGAAGCGGCGGCGCGCCTGGTGGATGATCTACCGCGACGTGGAAGGCAAGACCATCGTCGAATCGAGCCACACCGGCGACGCCGCGGCGGCGACGCGCATGCTGGCTCAGCGCGCGCTCGTGGCGCTGCGGGCGCGGGTGGCGCTGCTCGAAGGGCTGGCCGATGAAACCCCACCCCGACAAGAAACCCGTCCAGGTGGAGACCAACGTCGAGGACGTGGTCGATCCGCGCAGGGCGGCGGACCTGTACAGCCGGATCCTGCGGGCGGTGGAAGGGGAAGAGGAAGACGAGCGGCGAAAAAGGGAGCGCGAAGCTGATGCCGGGACTGCAGCTTGAATCATCCAACGCCATCGAATTCCTGCGCGTCTCGACGGACCACCAGGACCTGCTCAGGCAGGTGGCCGACATGGCGAAGCTCGCCAGGCGCTTTCCCGGTTTGAAGACCGTGCGCGAATTGCGGCTCAAGGGCGTGAGCGGCACGGCGGTGCTCGAAAACGTGGAAGTGCAGCAGCTGCTCAAAGACCTCGCGGCCCCGAATATTCACGGCATCAAGGTGTCGGCGCTCGACCGCCTGATGCGCCCGAAGAAGTATGACACGGTCGGCATGTTTCAGCGGTTTGTCGATCTGGGCAAGGTGATCTGGTCGCAGAAGGAAGGCTTCGTCGATCCCGCCACCGACGAAGGCTTCGAAATCTGCATGAACGCCGCGACCCGCGCCGGCGCGGAATGGCGCACATTGAAGCAGCGCACCATGGACGGGCGGCTCGAGCATCTCGACGCGGGCCTGCTCGACCACGGCAAAGCGGCGTATGGGTATCGCTACATCAAGAAGTGGGAGAAGGACGGGCGGCGCTTCGTCATCGACGAGTCGGAAGCCCTGACGACGCCGGATTCGCCCATGAAGGGAATCCGCAAATGGGAAGTGGTTCGCGATATCTATGAGTGGCGCCGCGCCAATATGCCGACCAACGCCATCACCACCAAGCTGAACGTGATGGGCATCCTCAGTCAGGAAGGCAAGTCTTGGGGCCGCCGCTCCGTGTTGCAGATCCTGCGCAACCCCACGTACAAGGGCGAGCACCGCCGCATGGGCCGGACCTTTCCGGTCGATCCCATCACCAATGCGGAGACGTGGGAAACGGTGCAGCGCATCAATGCGGCCAGCAAGGAAGCGCACAACGGGCGGCCGTCGAAGGGCAAGTATCTGCTGCGCTCGATGCTCTGGTGCGGCAGCGTGAAATGCGGCCACCGGATGGTGTCACAACCCGGCCGGGAAACCAGGAAGGCAAGCTATCGATGCGGCAACGTTCAGCAGAATCCCTTTGTAAAACTCTGCCATGCGCCCTCGGCGCCCTGCGCCAAGATCGAAGCGGTGGCCTGGGCCGCTATCTGGCGTCTGCTGAAGGACCCGAAGCGGCTGCTCGCCATGGGCGTCGCCTATTACGACGCCTTCGAGAAGCCGAACGCCGGGCGCAAGGCGTTGCAGCAGGAGCTGGCGGCGATTCCCGGCGAGGTCGAAGAGTTGCAGTACATGCTGCGGAAGCGGCTGATGGACCGGACAAAGGCGACGGCCGAGATCGAGACCTTGCAGCGGCGCGAGCGCGAAATCCGGCAGGAACTGGCGGCCGCGGGGCAGGTCGTGAATCTGCCGCCGCTCCAACAGGCGGAAGCCGGGTTGCGGCGGATCACGGAGGGCAAAGAGCCATCGACCTTCGAGCGGCGGAGGGATATTCTGGAAGGCATTCTCGATTTGCGCATGACGTACTACGACGGCCAACTGGTGATCGAAGGCAAGATCCCCATCGGGGCGGAAAAGAAGTGTCTACGTCGTCAAGACCACATAGACACTTCTTTCACGCCTATCCCCTTTGAATTGAAGGAGCGGGTGGCATGACGCGGCCGCCCGCTTCCCGTTTGCGGAAAGGATTCCCTACGTGAACACGCCACGCCCGCGCGCCTCGCGCACCGTCAAGATCGCCGGCAATCTCACGCTGAACGACGATGGATCGTTCGCGCTCGCTCTCCGCGGCGGCGCCGGAAGCCTGCCGCCCATCGATCCGCCGCCGGATGAATTGCCGGCCGACGCCGTGGTGATCCAACCATCCGGAGGCGACGACACCCAACTGCTGCGCGATGCGGTGGCTGCGATCCCCGAAGGCGGCACGCTCGCGCTTAAAGGCATGTTTCGCGTCAGTGACACGATCCGCATGAGCGGTGGTCGGCGACGGACGGTGATGGGCTATCCCGGTGTGCGTAGCGGGATCTTGGTTGAGTCGGCGTCCATGCCGGGAATGTACGGCGCCATGCTGCAATTCGACAACGCGGTGGGCTCGACCATCCGCGGCCTCGAGATCGACGCGCAAGGGCATTCGACGTTGCCCATCGAGGTCAATGGCGGCGAGGACAACACCATCGCAGACTGCTACATCCATGACGTCGGCTACACCGACACCTCCGACCCGACCCTGGCCGCGATCCATTCGGAAAGCGGGACGCGGCTGACAGTGCGGCGCAACCGCATCGAGCGCACCGGAGGCCGCGCCGACGTGGATAGCGGCATTCGCGGCATCTGGATCGGCAAGGGCCAGGTGGACCCGTTAGTCGAAGAAAACGACGTGAGCGACACCGGCCATACATGCATCGCGGTCGAGCCGTGCAGCGCCGTCATCCGCAATAACAAGGCGCGCAACTCGCTGACGCAGGGCTCGCTCTACAAGATCACGTTCCATCCGCAGGCGGCCTACGGCGGCCGCGTCGAATTCTACGGCAATGAAGGCGACACCGCCAAAAACGCCGGTCTCATGGTGGAGGCCGGCGCGTTTGAACTGGTGGACGCGCATGACAACACGTTTCGCAACTGCGGCAGCGAAGGCACCACGTTCGGCGCGCTCTACACCAGCGGCCATACGACCAGGAATCTGCGCTTCCACGACAACGTGATCGAGAATTGCCGCAGCCAGGGCGCCATGAACCGCAGCCAGGGCTGCGCCATCGAACACAACACGATCAGCGGCGAGAACACGCTGTGGCTCGAGTTCGATGACGCCGATATCACCGTCAACGCCTCGGGCAAAGTCGACGTCGGCGAGAACTGCAGCAACATTTGGGTGGATGGGCAACAGGTGGCGTGATGGAAGGCGACAAGATCACCGAGCATACCGTCATCCGCACCGATGCGAAGACGTTGCTCACGATCCTGGGCGGCATCCTGGTTCTGGCTTCCCTCGTCTGGGCCAACAGAAGCCACATTGAATCACTGCTGCACACCGAGCAGCAGTTGACTATCCAAGTGGAGAGACTGGAGGAACAGATTCGCATGCTCGAATTGGAATTAGCCAAAGTCAACGCCACGCGAGAAGAACGGGAGCGGCAGCAGCAACAGCCGCCGCGGAAGTGACGCCATGAAAAACCGCGCGATTCGATTTCTGCTGGCGCTCGAGGCTATCGAGCATCGGCAAAGGGGCGCGGCATGAACCGCAACCACAAGGGGAGATTATGAGCGCAAAGTGCTTACGTGAGACGGTGCGAAGTCTGCGGCGCTTGTCCGGTCTGCTGTCTCTGCGAGTACGGAGAATTCGAAGATGGCGTGCCGGCCTGTTTCTGCGACGAGATGTTTCCCGAGATTGGTGACAAAGCCGCCGACGATAACCGGGAGATGTCGTCATGACGCACGAAGAAGAGACCCGCAACTTTCTCGACCATCTCGCTGACGCGGCCGAAAACGATGACGATTTCGACCCGGAAGACGACGACTGCTATGAGTGCGGCGGCGAAGGCTGGATTGTCGATGACTGTTTCGAGGATACCTGCTGCTGTGCAGACCCCGATTGTGAGCACGGCATCATCCCGTGCCCGCTCTGCAACCCAAAGGGGGATCTGTGACCACTTGCTACGGCTGCTGCTGGCTCATCCAGGGCGGCGACGGCTCTAACGGTTGCCTCCGGTACGGCGAGCCCGGCTATCCGGAGACGCCGCGCAGCCTTGACGAACCGCCGGAACCGCTCTACAGCGATTGCTTTGAGCGGTCGGAACGCGACCATAAGCGGGGATTATAGATGCCCTTCCGCCTCACCGCCCCGCAGCCCCGCCTGGTCGAGAATGACGTCGAGCGGCAGTGTCTCGACATCATGCTGGTGCGCGGCTACTGGCCGATCCGGCTGCACGCCGGCACATTCAAGAGTGTCGACGGCGAGCGGTGGATCAAAGGCGTCCAGAAAGGCACGCCCGACTATGGCGCGATGCACGAGCTCTATCCCGGCTTTCTGCTCGAAACCAAGCGGCCCGGCGGCTCGCTCACGCTGATCCAGTCGGCCGCCATCAACGGCCTGCGCATGGGCTACCGCCTGGCGGTGTGCGTGACGGATGGCGCCGCGGGATTCGCCCAATGGCTCGACCAGCACGAGGCGGCCGCGCGGCAACGCTGGGCGAAGACGCTGACTCCGCGCGCGCCCTGAAAAAGAAACGGGACGGCGATGAGCAGCCGCCCCGCGATCCGAAGACTTCCTCGACCGGATTCCCTCCCCCGAGAAAACCAAGTCGAAGGACGATGCCAAGTCTTTTCGCAATGGTAACCGATCTCTGACGATGAGTCGCATCAATCTGTCGGAAGGCGAAATCACGCGCTATTACGAGGCGCGCATTCCGAAGCTGCATCGCCTCGGCGGCGAATTGCGCGCGGCCTGCCCGATCCACAAGGGCCAGCGGGAATCCTTCGCCGTCAACGTCGAGACCGGCCAGTGGTTCTGCCATTCCCAATGCGGCCGCGGTGGCTCGATCTTCGACTTCGAAACCGAGCTCACCGGCAGCAACGGCAAGGAAGCCCGCGATGCCGTGCTGCAGCTGGCCGGCCACCTCGAGCAGGAACGCCGCCTCGTCGCCACTTACGATTACACCGACGAGCAAGGCAAGCTGCTCTACCAGACGGTCCGCTACGAGCCCAAGGATTTCAAACAGCGACGGCCGGACGGCGCCGGCGGCTGGATCTGGAATCTCAAGAACACGCGCCTGGTGCTCTATCGTCTGCCGGCGGTGCTGAAGGCGCCGGTCGTCTTCGTGGTCGAAGGCGAGAAGGATGCCGACGCGCTTACCGAACTAGGGGTGGTGGCGACCACTTCCCCGTTGGGCGCGGGCAAGTGGCGCAGCCAATACAGCGAGGTTTTGCGCGGCAAGCAGGTATTCATCATTCCGGACGCGGACGAGAAAGGCCGCCAGCACGCCCAGGGCGCCCTAGGATCGATCCGCGGGGTGGCGGCCGCATGTAAGCTCGTCCCGCTGCCCGAGGCCAAGGACGCCGCCCAATGGCTCGCGCGCGGCGGCACGCTCGATGCCCTGACCGCGCTATGCGAGCGCGAAACGCCGCCCGAGCCGGCCGGGAAGTGGAAGCCCAACGGCCACGCTGCCCCGGTGGTGTTGAGTTGCGCCGAAATTCTCAGGATCGCGACGCCGCCCTCGGACACGCTTTTCGACGACGGCTATCCATTGCCGGCGCGCGGCCTCACGCTCAAAGTCGGCGCGCCCAAATCCGGCAAGACGCTGCTCGCGGTCCAGGAAGCGCTCGCCATCGCGCGCGGCCAACCGCTCTTCGACTACTACCGCACGCGCAAGCAGGGCGCGGTGATGATCGTCGAGCAGGACGATCCCGACGGCGCGGTTTCGATCAAAGGCGTGCTCGAACGCTGCGGCGTCTCGAGCGACACCCCGATCTACGTGGTCCCCGAATTGACTTTCGGATTCGGCGCCGCGCTGCTCGACTGGCTGGCCGAGCAGATCGGGCGGTTGCGCCTGGTGCTGATCGTCATGGACTCGTACACCGCGATCCGCGGCTCGCGCACGCCCGGCGCCGATATCGTCAAGCAGGAGCAGGCCGAGCTGCGGCAACTGGACGCGCTCGCAAAAAAACACGCCTGCGCCATTCAGCTGATCACGCACGCATCGAAGGGCGCGGCCGCGCTCGACTGGACGCAGAACGCCGCCGGCAGTTACGTGATGGCCGGCGCGAGCGAAGCCCAGGTGCACGTCTCGCGCTTCGCCGAATTCGACAGCGGCGCCACCGAACGGCTCATCCGCATCCGCGCGCGCCATGCCGAAGACGCGCAGATCGTGGCGCGCTTCCGCAAGGACCGGCTCGACTACGAACACGTGCTCGAAGGCGGCGCCGCGCCGCTCTACCCCGCGCTCGAACAGATCCGCCGCGAATTCGGATCCGGCGACTTCTCGGCCAAGGATCTGTGGTCCGCCACCGGCATCAGCCGGTCGACCGCTTTCCGGGTCCTCGACCGCCTGCGCCTCGCTTCCGCCATCCAAAAAAGGTCTCACGGGCAGTATTTTCTGACCGCGATTTGAGACTCCGGGTATATAGGGGGATCGTGAGACTTTGGGACGGCGGGTCCCTCTATACCTCTAAAAACAACGCGATACGGGGGTCCGTGGGTCTGTCTGTAAGTGCCTTAGAATCAATATGTTACAGACGCCAATCCCCCTATATACCCCTTTATAATCTCAATAGTCTCAATAGTCTCAAAGACCCCTTATATAGCGAAAGGATCTCTGGAGCCTCTTTAGTCTCACGAGTCTCAACAGTCTCAAAAGTCTCACGCGGCTTTCGGAGGCCAGAGTGAGAGGAAATTTGCCAGCCGGAAAACCCCTGGCGGGGTGGCTCGCCGGGCGAGCCTGGCGGTGTGGTAGCGGCGAAAAAAACGGTGGCGCGCGGCGGCCGCGCTGGTGTGTTATATAAGCCGTGGGCGTTTTTAACAGAAAACGGATATGGAAAAACTAGCGAAGCGGGCGCATGATAAGAGGAATCGTATGGGCCAAGAGCACACATCAGCAATAAAGAAGGGCATCGTTAAATGCGGGTCATGCGGTAGGTTTCCCAGTGTATGGAAAGATGGGATACCGCCCCCGCGCGGCTTCCGCATCGTGACTATTTGCCGCAGATGCCTAGATGCAAATCAGCAGCGAATGGAGAGAGAGGGGATTTTGTGTAAGCTCTGCGGACGTGGGTATCGATTTGAAAGACTTCCCAATGGAAAGTTCATCCCGCGAGACGTTGATGGCGGTGGTAATCACTTCTTTACTTGCGAGGCGAGGAAAGGCATGCAGGAATGAATCCGCGTCTCCATCGCGGCGATCCGGTGCGCCTGCGCAAGACGGCCGCGAAGTGGTGGTCGCGCGGCGTGGTGCGGCTGGCGAGCGACACCGATCCGTCGAGCGTGATCATCGAGCTCGAGGACGGCCTGCAGGTGCGCCAGGGCCTGTACGTGAAATTCGTGGCGCTCACGGTCGAGTATCAGCAGGAGCGCGCCACGGACCTGCTGACGGGCACGGAACTGGAGATCGAGGTGGGAGGATGAAGAAAGAGCCTATGACCTATGGGCTATTCGGATTTGAGTGTGCTTAGTGCTGGACTCATTAGAGCGATGGGCGATGGCAGTTTGTCGCCGTCTTCACTTCTGGAATCTGTGCCTGTCGATAGCGGAACGCAGGGTTAACCGCAAGATGCGGATTGAGGGAGCGCAGAGGTAATGCCCCACTTTGAGGACAAGGACGGGTGGTCGATTTCGTCAATCGGTTGAATGCGACAAACCCGGCGTTTACCCCATACGCAATCCCAGAGCAATATCGGAGGCCGGATGCCGCGGCTCCAGAAGCCGTGGACCCGTTATGAAACTCGACCATTTTAGTCCGCAAGCGCAGGAAGGCCTGCGGCGCTGGGCAGAGGATGTGCTTCTCGATGAACTGGCGCTTGACGGGACTTCGACGGAGCACTGGGCGTGGATCTTGCTATTGCTCAAGGAAAGCCAGGATCAGCCGGACTGGTTCCCCAAAGGCAAATGGGCGACGTTGCAGCATCTCGAAGCGAAACTGATCGAGGAAGCGCGGGATGAGGTTCGATCTTTGAAGGAGGCGCATGAACGAGCGCAAGAAAGTCGCTGAAGGGCTCTGGATGGTGAAGGATGACGGGCCAGTCGGGCCATATCACCGCAAGATCCGCCACGTGCTCGACGCGATTCTGAACGTGGCGCACGTGGAACTCGAATGCGGGCACACCGTGGTGATCGGCATCGGGGAAGGCGCGGACCTGGGCGCGCGCGGTAACCGTGTGTATTGCGGCGAATGTGAGGCGGCGTGGAATTTTTAGGAGTACTCGGTCCAATTCACCAGGGTGGGAGTGCCGGCGGCGACCTGGCACATGTAGAAATGCCCCGGGAGCACGAGGAAAAAGAGCGCCACCGTGGTGATCGAGCTCGACGTGTCGGAGACCTGCGCCACCGCGGCCACGGGAGGATTCGCCGCGTCGGCGAGCGCGTTGATCGTGCTGTTTTTCCCGCCGAGGTTCCAACTTATCAGAACGAACATGGTCTTGCCGGTGCTGTTCTGATACACCGTGTTCGCCGCGCGCGTTCCGGTCACGATGGCCTGGTTCGAGATCGACAGTTGCACGCCGCCGCGGTAGAAATGCCCGGAGATGCTCACGTCGCCGACGTTTCCGAGATTATGCGTCGCGCCGTCGATGTCGCTCGTCCAGGGAGTCATCGCGCCCGGAGGCCCCGCCGGCCCGGGAGGCCCTTGCGGCCCCGCCGGCCCGGGAGGCCCCGGAGCGCCGCGTGGGGAAATCGTGGCCTTGAAGGTCTGCTGCGGCTTGAGCGTGGCGCGCCATTCCGGCATTGCGTTATTCCCGCGTCACCTCAAGCTCCACGATCACGTCGCCCGCGAGCGCCGTCGTTTTCGAGCCGTCGGGGGCGATGAGTTGCAAATCCCAGACGTATTTCCCGTTGAGCGCCGCGGTCGACGCCGCCGGGATCGTCAGATTGACGTAGGGCGATTGAACTTCCGTTGCGATCTCGACCAGGATGGCGGGGTTCGAGTCCGCCGGCCCGCCGCGGATCTGCGCCTGCGCCGTGTACCCGGCGATCACCGACGCCGGCGGCGTCACGTAGTCGGAAATCTCGACGCTCGCGCGGTAATCGTCGCCCTGGTACAGCATGAGATTGCCGCGCGACGCCATTTGCGGGGAATTGTAGCACCCGGAGGCGGCGCGTGAGGATTTCCATCGCTTACCCTTCCTCTCGTTAACGATGCTCCACCGCCTTTCCATCATCCATTCCGAGCTGACCACGCAAATCGGCGTCGACGAAAACGGCGTGATCTGCGAAGCTTCGCCGGCGTTTGGCCGATTCCTCGGTTTGCCGATGGAGAGACTTTTCGCGTGGCTGCACGGCCTCGGCCCCGGGCTGGAAGTCACCGAATTACCGTAAAAGCGCAGAGCCTGCCTTCCATCGTTCGATTTGCCTTTTCATTTACACTGTGTATACAATGTAATTGTGAAGAAGCCAAAGTTCAAGAACGAGAAAGAAGAGGCGGATTACTGGTATCGCAACCGCCGCCAGGTGGAGGCGGATTTGCGCCAGGTCCGAAAAAGCGGCGCGAGCCTGACGGTTGCGGAGATCGCCGCCCGCGAGCAAACCAGGCCGGTGAGCATCCGGCTGGCCGTCCGCGATATCGAGCGGGCCAGGCAACTGGCGACCGCGAAAGGCATCGGCTATCAGACGCTGCTCCGGATGCTGATTCACACTTCATTGGAGAACCCGAATGGCGTATGACGCAGAACGGCTGGACCGCATTGAGCGGATTCTCGAAGAGACGGCGGCGATCGGACGCGAAACGGCCGTGCAGATCGGCGCAACAGTGAAAGCGCAGGACTCCCTTGCCGCCGCCATGCAAGTCATGATCGACGCGCAAACAATCCTGCTCAGAACCCAGGACCAGTTGACCGCCACCATCGATCGGCTCGCGCAGCTCTGGGGACGATCACCGAACTGAGGAGACCGCCCCAATTGAAAAGGATTCTGTTACTGATATGAAACTTTCGTTTTTGTTTTTCATCGCGCTGGCCTTCGCGCCCGCCGCGGCGCGCGCCAAGAACGGCGATTTCCATGTGGTCGCGGGTGACGCGGTTGCCTTCCGCGACCCCGAAGATGTCCTGAAATGGGCCCACATCGAGCGCATCGCCACACGCACAGAGGCGGCGAAGGCCAACCGGGACGAGCTCGAAGCGGAGTGGAAGGCAGCCGGACGCCGTATCATCGTCCCTAAGGGCAAGATCGGGATCGAGACCGATCATGATCCGACTGCGATCCAACTCTATTTCGGCGACTTCCCGAAGGATCATCAACTGTTCTGGATCTGGCGGATGCAATTGAAGCCCGCGCCCGTGAAGGCCAAAGCGAAATAACCACCCCGATGATGACGTGGCGCGGAAGGTAAGCGCGCGCGCTATACTCGCTGTTGGTTTCGGGTCATCTGTCGTTGCAGGACAAAAGCCCCGTTCGGCCGCCGTCGGTCGGATGGGGCTTCCGGCTTTTGTGCTTGCCGTCACCCATCCGCGTCCGCTATCATCGCCACGAAGGACCATTGGGCCGTGCGGGAACGACCCTGACCCGCAAGCGATAGCATCCCGCCAATCCCTGACGCTTGCTATTCGTGCGCGGTCCGATGCAATCCTTCCATTCGAAGATCTCGATTCTCGCCGGCGGCAACCACCTCCGCTACGTTCCCGCCGCCTTCGCCCAGGCGCTGGTCGCCGGCGGCGCGGCCACCCCGCAGGACACTGTCGGCCGCATCCGCGCCGTCACGTTGACGCGTCCCGCGTCCACCCACGCGCAACGCATCGGGCCGCCCAGTGACGCGCGCGGCATGGGCGTGCGTTTCTTCCGCGTGCGCGCGCTTCCCGAATCGGGCGCGCTGATCTACGAGCATCACCCGCGCTGCTGCTGGACCGAGCCCGATGCCTGACGCCGCGCTGCACGAGTGCCGCAACCCGCGCTGCGGCGAATACGCCTACAAGTACGGCTTCTGCCGCCGCCACCAGCCCCAGGCGAGCGCGCCCTACCGCGGCCCCGCCGGCGCCAACCTGCGGCCCTGCAACCGCCGCTTCCGCGCGCTGCGCCACGCCTACCTCGTGCGCCACCCGTTGTGCGCCTGCTGCCGGCATGAGCCCGCCACCGAGCTCGACCACATCACACCGCATCGGGGCGATGTCCGGTTGTTCTGGGACCAGACCAACTGGCAAGGCCTCTGCTATCGGTGTCACGGTCGCAAGACCGCGCGCGAAACGATGAACGCCGGCAGGGGGGACGCCCTCCGTGTTTAGGCGCGGCAGGCCGTGGTATTTCCTGCGTCCTGGGTATTTCCTTGTGTGTCGTCGTCGTCGTGGTAGGTCGGTCGAGTCTGAGTCGGCAATGAGACACGAGACAAGCGCTGAGCGCGCCGCCGCGGCCAGGCCGACCGCCGACCGCATCGGCCATCCTCGACGCCCGCCCGGCCGCCCGCCGCGCGCGAATTGCGCGGAAAGGCATGGGGTAGGGGGGATCGAAAAACATCGGCGAAGCCGCCGGAATCCGCGCGTGGGAAAGATTTTTGCGCGCGCGAGGTTGATTTCGGGAGTGGTCCGCCGATGATGACGCGCGCGCTGGCGATATCGGCCGAACTGTTGACGCAATTTCTGATGACGCCGGTTCCGCCGGGACTGACCGCCGAAGGAATGCCGCCGGATGCGCGCATCGTCGGCGCGAAATGGGATCAGGACCGGCGCGAGGTGGTGGTCGACGTTCAAAGCGAAACGTTTACGACGGCCGATCCCATGCGCGTGACGTTTCGACAGGAGCGGCGCCCATGACCGCGGCGCCCGGCACGCTGATCGAAGTCTGGCCGATTGCGCGCCTCGTCGATTACGCGCGCAACCCGCGCCGCAACGACCAGGCGGTCGACCGCATGTGCGCGTCGATCCGCGAATTCGGATTCAAGATCCCGGTGCTCGCGCGTTCGTCGGGCGAAGTGGTCGACGGCCATCTGCGGTTGAAGGCCGCGCGCAAACTCGGGATCGCGGAAGTGCCGGTGATTCTTTGCGACGAGTGGACCGACGCGCAAGTCAAAGCGTTTCGCCTGCTGGTGAATCGCTCGGTCGCCTGGGCGTCCTGGGACGACGAATTGCTCGCGGTGGAATTGCAGGACATTCGCGCGATGGGATTCGACCTGTCGCTGACCGGCTTCGACGTCAGCGAGATCGACGATCTGCTCGCGCCCGCGCCGGCAGACGAGCCCGCGCCGCCGCCGCCGGTGACGCCGGTGACGCGCGCCGGCGACTTATGGCTGCTCGGACCGCATCGCGTGATCTGCGGGGATTGCTGCGACGCCGAGGTGGTGGCGCGGCTGCTCGAAGATCGCAAACCGATCCTGATGGTGACGGATCCGCCGTACGGCGTCGAGCTCGATTCGGAGTGGCGGGACCGCGCGGGATTGAATAGCGCGCCCGGCGTGCCGCGCACGTCGGCATCGAGGGCCCGCGCGGCCGCGGATCCCAAACATCCCGCGGAGCGATCCTACATGCGGCACCCTGGCGAATATCGGGCCGCGTTGAATACCGCCAAGAGTCGCGCACTGCATGCCAAAGTCGGGACCGCCGAGCCGTCTTACTTGCGGCATCGCACCGAAGGCCACACCGAAGTCAGCATCTCGGGCGACACGCGCGCCGATTGGTCGGAGGCCTTCGCGCTCGCGCCGAGCCTGCAAGTGGCCTACGTCTGGCACGCGTCCACCCTGACCAACGAAGTAATCACTGGCCTGCTGCGCATCGGTTTCGAGCATCGGCAGATGCTGATCTGGCTGAAACCGACGTTCACCATCACGCGCACGCTGTATTGGTTTCGTCACGAAGCATGCTGGTTTGTGCGAAAATCCCGCGCGCCATGGTATGGCGAGCGCGGCGCGGCGAATACTACGGTCTGGGAGGCCACATCGCCCAAGCAGATCATGGGCAGTTCGGACGAGGACAAATACGACCACCCGACGCAGAAACCGCTCGAACTGATGCGTCGGCCGATCATCAACCATCTGCGGCGTGGCGAGTTGGTGTACGAGCCGTTTCTCGGAAGCGGGACGACGCTGGCGGCTGCGGAAGCCGTCGAGCGCGTCTGCTACGGGATCGAGATCGATCCGAAATACGTGGACGTGGTGATTCTGCGCTGGCAGAAGATGACGGGGAAGGCGGCAACGCTCGCGGGCGACGGCAGGACGTTCGATCAGCTACGGGGGGAGCGGCTGGGGCAGTGAAAGGAATGGCCAACGCGCGCGCCCAGGCGGCCCACGTTGCGCCGTTGGCCGGTTGGTGGGATACGGGGACGCCTACAACGCAAAACGCCCGCCAGGGGAAGATCCTGGCGGGCGTTCGGACTCGGCGCGGGCTAGCACTCCATTCCCTTCTGGTCGACCGCGCTGCGGTCGCCCAGGCTGGCGAGCACCAGGGCCAATTCCTCGGTTATGTGGCCCAGGTCGCCCGGGTATCCCCAATCACGCGGCGTGGCGGCCGCCTCTTTCTGGTGCTTGGCCAGCTGTGTGGCGATCCGCTTCAGCAGGTCCTGGCACTCGGCGGCGCGGGCGGCGTAGCATTCGGCGGCGGTCTGTTTGGTTTTCGTTGTGGCGTTCATGCATCACCATTCATCACTTCGGTCGCGCCGGAAGGCAAGGCAATTCCGAAAAAAGAATCGCCCGCCCGGCGCGAAAGGCGAAGGTTACGCGATGGTATAGGTGGTCCCGTTCTCGCCGCGCGTGGCCGCCAGTTTGATCCCCAGTTTCTTGCCGATTACGGCGCTGAGGAAGCCCCGTACGCTGTGGGCCTTCGTCCACCCGGTCGCCTGCATCATCTCGGCGGTGGTGGCGCCGCCCTTGCGTTCGAGCAGGGCCAGGATGGCCGCGCCCTTCGATCCCTCGCGCAACGTGGGCGCGCCGTTGGCGTCGCTGGCCTGCTTGGTCGCCTTGGCCTGCTTCGGCGCGTCCTGGGCCGCCTGGGCGCGTTTGGCGGCGGCTTTCTTGCCCGCCTTCGCGTTGGCGAGCTTCAACGCCGCCTTGGTGGTCGGGGCGGTTTTCAGGGCCTCGACCAGCTTCTCGCTGTCCTCCTTGGTGATCATCGGCGCGGCCTTCTTGGCGGCGGCGTTTTTCTTGGTTTCGGCTTTTTTCGTCATCGTCGTTGGTTTCCTTGGCGGGCGGCGTCGCGCGCTGCCTGCATCACCATTCATCACTCGCAAGCCGCAGGAAGTAAAGGCGCTTAGAAACAAAAAATATGCGCGGCGACAAACCGCAACCCACCGAATTGAAGATCCTGCGGATGACGTCCAAGAAGGCCGAGAAGCTGATCCGCAAGATCACCCCGACTCCCGGCCCGCTGATCGAGCCGCCCGATTGGCTGACCGAATCGCAGAAGGAGGAATGGCGGTATTCCATCGAAAACGCCCCGCGCAGCGTTCTGAAACGCATCGACAAGTCGGTGCTGGCAGGATTCATCGTCGCCCAGGACACCCACCGCCAGGCCTGCCAGAAGATGGCCGCGAGCCAGCTGCTCGTCAAATCGCCCAAGCAGGAACTGCCGATGCAGAACCCGTATCTGCCGATCATCAACCGGCAGATGATGCTGATGCTGCGGGCGGCCTCGGAATTGGGCTTCACGCCCTGCGCGCGGGCCCGCATCGACGCCGGCAAGACCTCCGAGTTGCCGGCGTCCGGTTGGGAAGACATCGAATCCGCATGAAAGGAGGCGCCATGCCCGCCGCGCATCTGGTGCTGATGATTCTCGCGGTCATCTGCTTCGTGCTGGCCGCGCTCGGCGTCGTCAGCCGCATCAACCTCGTGGCCGCCGGCCTCGCGCTCTGGAGCGTCGCTACGCTGTTCTGAATGCCCACGCTGGCGCGCACATTCCCGTATGCCGCGCTGGCGCTGAAGTACGCCGAAGACGTCCTCGCCGGCCGGATCCTGGCCTGCCGCTGGACGCATTTGGCCTGCGAGCGGCAACTGCGCGACATGGACCGCTGGCGCGGCAAGGATCAGCCGTTCCGCTTCGATCCCGCGGCGGGCAACCGCGTCTGCGACATCCTGCAACGTTTCCCGCATATCAAAGGCATCTGGGCGCAGCACCGCAAACGCCTCGAGCTCGAAGCGTGGCAGTGCTTCCTCGTGTGCGTGGTCTTCGGCTGGCTGTGCCTTGCGACCGCCGCGCGGCGCTTCCGCGTCGCCTACATCGAGGTTCCCCGCAAGAACGCCAAGTCGACCACCACCAGCGCGCTCGGCAATTACCTGGTGGCCTGCGACGGCGAGGCCGGCGCGCACGTGGTCTCGGCCGCCAACACCCGCGACCAGGCCAAGCTGGTGTTCACCGACGCGCAGCTGATGGCCCGGCGCGAGCCGGGCTTCCTCTCAAAATTCGGGGTTGAGGTCCTGGCGCATGTGATCGCGCAGCCATCCACCGCTTCGAAGTTTGAAGCGCTTTCGGCCGAGCACTCGAACCTCGACGGGCTCAACATCCACGGCGCGCTGATCGACGAGTTGCACGCGCATCCCACGCGCGGCCTCTGGGACGTGCTCGAAACCGCCACCGGCTCGCGCGCGCAATCGCTGATCTGGGCCATCACCACCGCCGGCGTCAACCGCGCTTCGGTCTGCTACGAGCAGCGCGGACACGTGATCGACATCCTGGAACAGCGTCTCGAAGACGAAGGCTACTTCGGGATCATCTACACCCGCGACGAAGGCGACGACCCCTACGAGGAAGAGACCTGGCGCAAGGCCAACCCCAATTACGGCGTCTCGATCTATCCCGAAAACCTGCGCGCGGCCGCCAAGCGGGCGCAGCAGATGCCCTCGGCGCAGGCGGCCTTCTTCACCAAGCACTTGGACATCTGGGTCAATGCCGCCATCGCCTGGCTGCCGGCCGGCGCCTGGGACAAGCTGGCGGATCCCGAGCTCGACATCGAGGACTTCGCCGGCCAGCCGTGCTACATCGGGGTGGACCTGGCGCTGCGTTCGGACATCGCGGCCATGGTGGCGGTGTTTCCGCCGCACGGCGCGCGCGACTGGTGGGCGGTGTTCGGCCGCTATTACCTGCCGGAAGAGACCGTCAACCGCGCCGAAAACACGCACTACCAGGGATGGGAAACCATGGGCCGCCTGGCCGCCACGCCGGGCGCGGTCACCGATTTCGATTACATCATCGAGAACCTGGGCGACCTGGTGGCGGCGCACAGCGTGCGCGAGATTGCGCTCGATCCCTACGACGCCGGTCCTTTGGTGGTGGACATCGAGAAGGCCGGCCTGCCGCGTCCGGTCGAGGTGCGGCAGAACGCGCCCAACCTGTCGCCCGCCATGGTCGAGCTCGAAGGCCTGGCGCTTTCGGGCAAGATCCGGCACGACGGCGATCCGGTGCTTGCCTGGATGATGTCGAACGTGAAGGTGGCGCGCTCGGGCGATCTGCTCAAGCCCACCAAGGAATCGGAAGAGAAAAAGATCGATGGCGCGGTGGCCCTGCTGATGTGCATTCACCGCGCGATCAAACAGTCGGGCGAACGGCCCGACTACGAGAAGCGGGGCCTATGGTCGATCTGAGGATCGTCGCGCGCCGCGCCGGCGACTGGCTGATGGGACGCGAGAGCGGTCCGCCGGTTTCCGCGCCGCGGCCGCTCGGCCTGAAAACCATCCACGGGACGCCCATCCAGACCACCGGCAGCGCCGACATCGCGGCTGCGGGAACGCCCATCAACACCATGCCGGGCGTGATGGGCGTCTCGCCCGCCGCCAACCTGGCGCTGTCGAGCGCGGCGGTGTGGGCCTGCTGCCGCCTGATCTCGACTTCCATCGCATCCCTGCCGACGGAAGTGTACGAGGTGACGCCCGACGGCAAGAAAGTTTCGGTCGATCACCCGCTTTACAGCCTGCTGACCACTTCGCCCAACCCGGCCATGACCTTGCAGCAGGTGATTCAGCCGGTGCTGCTCGGCCTGCTGCTCTACGGGAATGCGTATCTGTGGATCGACCGGATCAACGACGAAGTGATCGGCCTCTGGCCGCTGAATCCGGCGCGCGTCCACATGGTCCTGAACGAGGATGGGACCTTCTCCTACTACTACTCCGACCTGCGCGGCAAATTCAACGCGTTCACCGAAGAGGAAATCATCCACTTCCGCGTGTTCACCTTCGACGGCTACTTCGGCCTGCCGGTGCTGATCTACCACCGCATGCAGATCGACTTCCAGACCGCCTCGAACAGCTACGCGCTGGCGCTCTACAACAACGGCGGGCAGCCGGGCGGCGTGCTCACGTATCCCGGCGTCCTGACCGAGGCGGGAGTCGCGCGCATCCGCGATTCCTGGCAGTCGATCCACAGCGGGCCCGCCAACGCCGGGCGCGTCGCGATTCTGGAGCAGGGCGCCACTTACAGCCCCATCGGGATCCCGCCCGAGCAGCTGCAGTACATCGAAGAGCAGAAATTTTCGGTCGAGCAGATCGCGCGCATCTTCGGCGTCCCTCCGCACATGATCGGGGCCATGGACAAACCGACTTACGCCTCGGTCGAGCAGATGTCCATCGAGTTTGTGCGCTATACGCTTTATCCCTATGTGCGCGCCATCGAGCAGGCCTTCGACAAGGCCCTGCTCGAGCCGCCGGTCCTCTACCGCTTTGACCTCAATGCCTTCGAACGCGGCGACATCACCGCCCGCTACCAGAGCTACGCCACGGGCCGGCAATGGGGCTGGCTGTCCGCCAACGACGTGCGCACCAAGGAAGACATGAACACTTTCGAGGGCGGCGACGATTACCTGACGCCGCTGAACATGGTGGCGACGCCGCCAGGGCAGCAACCGGCGACGCCGCCGCCGGCGCCCGCGCCCAAACCAGGAGGTTAGTTTCATGGGAGCCATCCCTTCGCATTCGACCGACACCACCGACGCCAGCCTCGCCGCGGCCATCGAGCGCTTCTACCGCGGCCAGCCGTGGGAAGCCAAGACCTTCGTCTTTCACGAGATCAAGACCGAGAGCGAAGGCCGGTTCTCGGGCTATGCCTCGGCCTATGCGCGCGATCTGCAGGGCGACAAGATCCTGCCCGGCGCCTTCGGCCAGACCATCGCCGACAAGAAGGGCAAGGTCCCGATCCTCTACAACCACGACGACCAGCGGATGCCGCTCGGCATATCGACCTCGCTCGCCGAGGACGGCAAGGGCCTGCTGCTCAACGGGCGGCTGTTCATGGGCACCAGCGCCGGCGCGGACGCCTACGAAATGCTCAAGGCGGCCGCCGACGAAGGCTACCGCATGGGCATGTCGATCGGCTTCATCGCGAACGACTGGGATTGGGACGCGGCGGAAAATGTCCGCTCGATCAAGGAAATCGACCTCTGGGAAGTCTCGCTGACGCCGTTTCCGGCGCAGCCGAAGGCCTATGTGGCCGATGTCAAAAATCTGCGGGATTTCGAGAAGTATCTGCGCGAGGCCGAGCACTTCTCACGGGCCGATGCGAGGAAGGTGTTGCGCCTCGTGGCGGATCTGAATCTGTCGCCGCGTGTGATGCCCGGCGGCGCCCATGCGCACAGGCTGTTGCGCGGACTGCTCGCGCAACCGGAGACACCCTAAATGGCGGAACCACAACTGACGCCCGAAGATGTGGCGATCATCCAGCAATTGCGGACGGAATGGATGAACACGCTCAAGGAAGGCATCGCCATCCGCGACGCCAAAGGCTACACCGACTCGGAATGCCGGGAAAAGATGGATAAGCTCGACACCGCGCTCACCAAGAAACACGACGAGGTGGTGACGCGCTTAGGCGACGTGGAAACCCAGCTGAAGGCGGTGGCGCAGCGCAGCTCCCGCGCGCCCGGCGCGGCCGGGCCGGGGCTGCCCGAGATCCGCACGCTCGGCCACCAGGTGATCGAGAGCGACGCTTTCAGGGCATGCAACTTCAACGGGCGCTTCTCGATGCAGACCACCATCAAGACGCGCCTGCGGCCGGACGCCACCAAGGCCGCCACCACCATCGTCGAGGGCGGGCCGACGGTGATCACGCCGCCGGTCGGCAACTACCCGATCTTCCCGTATCGCGTGGGCCTGATCCCGCAGATGTACCCGCCGCTGGTGATGCGCGACGTGGTGCCGGTGATCCCGCTCGACGGCACCAACGCCGTCGAATACGTGACCGAGGCCTGGACCACGCCGACCGCCGATTACCAGGTGCTCGAAGGCGACAAGAAACTGCAGACCGGCGTCACCTACACCGACCACACCGCCAACGTCCGCACCATCGCCAACTTCGTCAAGGTCTCGCGGCAGATGGCGCAGGACGTGCCGTTCATCATGGCCACCATCCAGCAGAAGCTCGCCACCTTCGTGCTGCTGAAGGAAGACAAGGAAATTCTGTACGGCGACAACTCGGCGGGCCATCTCTGGGGCCTGATGCCGCAGGCCATCAAGCTGGCCACCTTCTGGACGATGCCCGGCACCGGCAACACCTATAATTCGCTCGACGAATTGAACATCGCCGAGACGCATATCGAGAACGCCTTCTATTTCCCGAATGCGATCATCCTCAACCCCACCGACGAAGCCAAGATGGAAATGCTCAAGACCACCTACGGCAGCTATGTGCTGAACGACCGGGCGCCGCGGCAGGACGGCCTGATGACGCTCTGGGGCCTGCCGGTGGTGACCACGCCCAACATGGCGGTGGGCGACTTCCTGGTGGGCGCCTTCCCGGCCGGCTGCGCCCTGTTCGACCGCGAGACGGTGACCGTCGAGATCGCGTTCCAGAACGAAGACGACTTCGTGCGCAACCTGGTCACGCTGCGCGCCGAAGAGCGCGTGGCCTTCGCGGTCTTCGTGCCGCAGGCCTTCGTCTGCGGGCCGTTCCAGACGCCGCCCTGCGCGGGCGGCGGGCCGTTCGCCACTACGGCCGAGCCTCCGGCGACGCCGCCGGAAACGGTGACCAGCGGAAGCGTCAAGCACGGAACCGCCGTTCCGGCCGAGGCGCCGGCCAATAAGCAACACCAGAAATGACGATTCAGACGCTCAAAGACGTCGAGTTGCCGAACGGCGTCCGCATCCGCGCGGGCGCCGTTCTCAAGGTTCCGGACGAGACCGGGTTGAAGCTGATCCAGGAAGGCTCCGCGCGGCTGCGTGAGCGGCCCGGCCCGGTGGAACAGAAAGGCGTCGAGCCGGTCTTGAATCCCGGCGATCCGCTGCCGCCCGCCGCGCCCTACATCCGCGTTCCGGCCGGCGCGCAGCCCGCCGCGTCCTTCGAGCCGGGCGCTTACGAAGACCAGGATAATTTCGTCCGCGACCTGGTCACCCTGGTGAGCCCGTACGACTGGTGGGACGGCGCGCCGCCCGCGACCCCGGCGCCGCCGGTCACGCCGCCGCCCTCGGCGTCCAGCCGCGCGCCGGTCCTGACGCTCGCGGAAATCAAGCTGCACTGCCGCATCGAGCTCGACCAGACCGATGAGGACTCCGAGTTGACGAATCTCGAAATGGCCGCCCGCATTCACACCGAGAATTACCTGCGCTACCAGATCGACGCCACGGTGGGGGAAAACGTCAAGCAGGCGCTGCTCATGCTGATCGCCTTCTGGTACCGCAGCCGGGAAGCGGTGGGGCTCGGCCGCGCCGGCGTGGGCGATCCACTGCCGCTGGCTTACCAGGCGCTGTTGAGCGCGGAGCGGGATTACCCGATTTACTGACATGCCGAATCTTTCGGACATCGACGCCGGCGACCTCGACCGGCGGGTGCAGCTGCTCGCGCCGGTGTATGCCGACGAGTTCGAGGATGAGATCGTCGGCTGGCAGGTCATGGCCACCGTCTGGGCCGGGATCCGGCCGGCGGCGCAGGACGAAGTGAACGAGGCCGGGCGGGTGGTTTCCCGCGTCAGCGTCCCGGTCGTGATCCGCTACCGCAGCGACATCGACGCGCGCTGGCGCATCCAGGACCGCGACCAGATCTACCAGGTGCGCAGCGTCGCGGACGCGGGCCGCCAGCAGACGCGCCTCGACATCCAGTGCGAGCAGATTCTATGAGCGAAAAACCAGGACTTCATCTCGATCCGGCCATCGAGCAGATCCGCGCGGACCTGCTGGCCTTCATGGGCGAAACCTACGTCTCGTCCAACGCCAACGCCAGCTACGACGGAAGCGGCGTCAACTTCGGCATCACCGCCGAGGATCCGCAGCGCAATCGCTGGACCTATTCCGAATACGCAAGTGGCTTCCGGATCACGGTCTCGCCGGTCTCGGCCAGCCTGCATGCCGGCCAGACGCAGCAGTTCACGGGCAGCGCCACCAATCCCGGCGGCCAGCCGGTCCCCGGCGCCCAATTCGACTGGTCCGTGCTCGCCGGCGCGGTGGGAACCATCAGCGCGAGCGGCCTCTACCAGGCGCCGGCGGCGGTCGCCGCGCCGGCCACCGATTCCATCCGCTGCAGCCTGAAAGGCCAGGGCCAGCCGGCCTGGGCGATGGTCATGGTCACCGTGCAACCCTGAAAAAAAACTATGGCGAAACAACGAGTCCGCTTCGAGTGGCAGGGCGTCGAGGAACTGAAGAAGACCCTGCTCGCCGCGGGCGTCGCGCTCGACGACACCAACGACGACATCAAGACCGTCATCCTGGACGCCGCGATCAAGATGCGCGACAACGCGCGCAACCTCGCTCCCGTCAAAACCGGGCTGTTGCGCAAATCGATCTACGCCACCAAGGGCGGCCAGAAACAGCGCGGGGTCCTGATGGGCGTCTCGAAAAAGGCCTTCTATGCGCACTGGGTCGAATTCGGCACCGTGAAAATGGCGGCCCACCCGTTTTTCCGGCCCGCCCTGCTGGCGATGGGCAACACCTTTGCGGCGGACATCGCGCCCGGCATTGGCCGGATCGTCGAGGCCGCCGCCCAAAAGAACGCGTACCACCCGCCTACGTAATGATCATTTTCGAGCAAACCCTGCGGCAGATCCTGATCGACACCAACCTGGTCGCCCGCCGCGTCTTCCTGATGCGCGCGCCGCAGGTCCCCGCGCCCGAGGTCCAGGCGCCGTACCTCGTGTTCTTCGCCGTCGGTCCGACGCCCTACGTCACGCACCACGGACCGCTCGCCCTCACGCAGCGCCTCTACCAGGTCTCGGTGTTCGACAGCCAGCAGTCGCGCGCGCTGGCCATCGCGGACTCGCTGCGCGCGGCGCTCGACACGCTGCACGGCGACTTCGCGAACGTCCACATCGGCCACTTCCTCTACCAGACCCAGACCTGGTCGTTCGAGATCGAAACCCAAGTCTTTCAGATCATCCAGGAATACTCCGTGCAGTACTCGTTCCTGGAGCTCCTCGCAACACCCTATGCAAGACCATCGAAAGGAAAACCGCATCATGGCAACCGAAACGCTTCCGCTTCCTGAAATCACCGCCGGGACGCCCGCCCGCACCGCGCCGCACGCCGCCGCGCGGCCGCCCGAGGCGCACACTCCACCGCGCGGACCTGCTGTCCCGCCCACCCAGGCCGGCATGGCCGGCGGCGGTGGTGGCGGCGAATTCGAGCCGTACGCAGCCACGCCCGACGACGCCATCACCGGCATTCCCGCCTATGGCACGCTGATCCAGGTGCTCTCCGATCCCGGCCCGCCCGAGGTTTACACGAACATCGCCGGCGCGGGCGACATCACCGGGCCCAACACCGCCCTGGCCGAGGCCGAAACCACCTCGCATTCGACCGGCGCGCCCGTGCGCACCTTCATCCCCACCCTGATCGATCCCGGCGACATCAGTTTCCCCTGCTATTGGAATCCCTCCGATCCGACGCAGTCGGTGTCGTCGCCTTACGGCATGGAGTACCTGTTCTGGAACCGCGTCATCACCAAATTCCAGCTAGTCAACACCGATCCCACCCACCGCACCCGCCAGTTCTCGGGGTACCCCAAGACGCTCGGCGAAACCTATCCGGTCGCCGGCGTCTGCACGCGCCAGATCGCCATCCGCATCACCACGCCCTACAAAGACGTTCCGTCGGCCATTTCGCTGACCCCGTCGAGCGCGACCGTGGTCACCGCCGGCCAGCCCACCGACACCTTTGAGGTGAAAACCGGCGGATCGAACGCGCCCTGGATCCCGATCCCGTCGGCGGCCTGGATCACGATCACCACCCCCACCGGCTCGACGGTCGGGGACGCTTCGGTCGATTACGCGGTGGCGGCCAACGCCAGCGGCTCGTCGCGCACCGGGACCATCAATATCGCGGCCCTCGCCCTGACCTTCACCATCGATCAATCGTAAAGGAGGAACCCGGTTATGCCTTACGCGAAACCCGATCCCGGCAAGCCGATCCTCGTCGATATCGGCGGCCGGCAGCTCGAGCTGCGCTACTCGCTCAAGACGCTGAAAGAACTGGACGCCGACCACAACATCAGCGTGCTCAAGGGCGAATCGATGGGCCAGGCGTTCCAGAATCCGGCGCTGATGGCGGTGGTCCTCTACTACGGCCTGCGCGCCAAAAACGCCGACATCAGCCAGGACTGGGTGGAAGACAATGTCGACGCCTCCATGCTGCTCGATCTCGCGCCGCTGCTCGCTTATGCCACCACCGGACGCTGGCCCGATCTCGCCAAATTCCTCGGTGAAAGCCCAAACGCGGAGCGGCCCAGCGGGACTGGATCGCCGTCTGGGCCATCGGGCGATTCGACCTCGGCTGCAGTGAACTAGAGCTCTGGCAGCTGACCTTCGAGGAATTCCACGCGCTGGCCGCGCGCAGCCTCGAACGCCAGGACTTCCTCGAATACTGCGCGGCGCTCGCGCCGTGGGCGGTGTTCAACGTGAATCGCACAAAAGAGGCGCCGTTTTTCGAGCCGATGGCCTTCATGCTGCGCCGCGCCGCGCGCCGGCAGATCGCGGGCGAGACCGCGCCCGAGCGTCCGCAGCATCGGCACGCGCCGGCGCCCGCCATGCGGTGGGCCAGGCCGGGGGAGCGGCCGCCCTCGCGCTTCGGGCCCGGCCAGCGGGACGACGTGATCGAGCGCTTCGACGCCTACCGGACGGCCTGGCAGACGGGAAGGATCAAACGTGGCGGTTAGCGCGGGCGACATCCAGGCGCGGGCGACCCTCGATAACGCCGAATTCCTGAAGGCCATGCGGGACATGGCGAACGCGGCCGCCGAACAGACCTCGGCCATCGCCAAGCAGATCGACAAGGTCTCGGGCGCCTTCGATAAAATCACCGACGCCGTCGGCAAGATCGCCGCGCTGTCGGGCGTGACCGAATTCGCCAAGAGCTTCGTCGACGCGGCCGTGAGCGTCGGCAAGCTCGAGGCCGCCTTCAATAACATCGCCGGCCCGACCGCCGAGACGGCTGCGGCCTTCGCAAAGATCAAGGACCTTCAATTCACCTCGATGTACGACTTCGAGCAGACGCTCGGGCCGGCGTCGAAGCAGCTGCTCGAGGTCGGCGTCTCCGCGTCCCAGACCGCCGAGACCATGGCCGCCCTGGTGGACGCGGCCGCCGGCATGAAGGAAACGCCCGAATGGATCAACGCCGTCACCGGCACCCTGACCACCATGTCGGGCAAGATGGTCGCCTCCGAGAAGGACATGCGGGCGCTGCAGGCCGAAGGCATCGACGCCTGGCACGCGCTCGCGGTATACATGGACACCTCCGTCGGCGAGGCGCAGGCGCAGGTCAAGGCGCACCTGATCTCGTCTCAGACCGTGGTCAAAGCGGTCACCGCCCAGATGGAACAGGACTGGGGAGGCATGGCCGCCAATTCCATGGATTCGTGGAAGGGGGCCATGCACATCCTGGACGAGTCGACCAAGGAAGCCCAGGTCGCCATCGGCCAGACCATCATCGCCGTCCTGAACCAGTTGACGCCCGCCATCGAGGCCGTCTCGCACGCGCTCAAGGAAATGAGCGACTGGTGGAATTCACTCGGCAGCGGGACGCGCGAGGCCATCATCATCTTCACCGCCGTCGCCGGCGGCATCATCGCGGTCACGGTGGCGATCTCCACCTTGCTGCCGCTCGTCGGCACGCTGGGCGCGACCTTCGCCGCGCTAGTCATGGGGTCGAATCCCGCCGGCTGGATCGCGCTCGTGGTGGGCGCGCTGGCGGTGCTCGGCAAGTGGGTCTACGACGAGTGGCCCGCCATCAAGGCCGCCATCCTGGCCTTCTTCGACGGCGTTCAGGAGCACTGGAAACCGGTCATCGACTTCATTACCAACCTGTTCAGCCCGCTGATCGCGGTCTGGAAAGCCGAATGGGATTTCCTCGCGGGCATCGTCCAGACGGCGGCGGAGATGATCTGGACGGTCATCAGCGGCACCGGGAAAGTGGTGAGCGACTTCTGGAACTGGCTGTCGGGCCTGTTCCACAAGATCCCCGGCATGGACGCGATCATCGGGGAGACGACGGCCGCGTGGAACACCAGCAAGCAGGCGATGGATGCCGCGCGCGCGGCCGACGACGCCAAGAAGAAATCCGAGCAGGAACACCTGACCACCATGGCGCAGACGCGCATCGCGGCCAAGCAGCAGGCGGCCGACGACATCGCGAGCGCGAATGCGGCGAAAGAGGCGGACAAGGCCGCCAAGCAGCGGGCCGCCGACGCCAAGCAGGCCGCCGCCGACGCCCAGAAGTACGCCGACGACCTGCGCAAAGGCTACGACGCGCTGGCCGCCGTCTCGCCCGAACTGGCCGGCAGCTTTGCCGAGGCGATGGGCGGGATTTCGGACGACACCAGCAAGGTAGCCAAGACCTTCGGGGTCGTCTGGGACGACATGACGCAGTCGATGAAGGACGCGGCGACGCAGGCCTTCGCCACCGCCGACGCCTTCAAGACGTTGGGCGTCACCAGCGGGGCCTCGCTCGCAGACGCCGCCGACAAGGCCGACCAGGCGTATCTCACCATCGCCGGCGACTCGAAATCCACCGCCCAGGACGTCGAAAATGCCACCGCCGCGCAGCAGGCCGCCTGGCAGAAGTACAACGATTACCTGAACCAGGACGCGGTGGCGGCGATTCACGCCTTTGGCCTCAAGACCGCCGACGAGTTGCAGAAATCGCAGGATGACTGGTCGAAATATGCCAACAAGGTCATCGAGATTTATGGCGAGGGCTCGAAGCAGGCGCTCGACGCGCAGGTCAAGGCCATCGAGGAATACCAGAAAAACCTGGAGGCCTCGGGCAAGAATCTGAGCGACGCCGAGCTCGCTTACCTGGCCGAGTTGAAGCAGCGCGCGGCGGACGCCGTCGATCCGGTCACCAAGTTAGCCAACGCGTACAAGGCCCTGGGCGTCACCACCATCAAAACCCAACTCGACCAGATGGCCGACCTGGCCAAGGCCTTCGACACGGTGAACAAGAGCGGGACCGCCGCTCAGGCCGACATCTATGCGGCGCAGAAAAAGCTGACCGAGGCCACGCAGCAGCACGTCGATTATCTCAACCAGGAATGGAAGGACGCCTACTCGCGCGGCGAGATCACCGCCACCCAGATGTACCAGCACGAAGTCGAGAACGCCCGCGCCTATTTGCAGCAGCTGACGATCATGGGCGACGGTGGCGCGGCATCCATCGCGGAAATCGACGCCGCCACCAAGGTGTATGACCAGACGCTCAAAAACCTCCAGAAATCGACCCTGCTCGACACCCAGACCGCATTCCACGACCTGGGCGTGAAATCGGCCGACGAACTCAAGACCATGGCCGATAAGGCCGAGGCCGACTATCAGCGCATCGTGGACGCCGCCGGAACGGACTCGGAGCAGGCCAAGACGGCATGGATCAATAAGACTAAGGCGGCTTATGATCAGATCCTGCTCGATGGCGGCACGCTCACCGAGAAGCAGAAGGCCGAGCTCGACAAGGCGCAACAACAGTTAGACGACCACCTGAAGGACACCCAGTCGGCATGGAAAACGGCCTACGACTCTATCTCTTCGACCCTGAACACGACCTTCGACGATCTCACCAAAACCCTCGTCACCGGCGACGGCAGCTTCGGCGACATCATGAAAAACCTCTGGCAGGGGATCGCGGAGGCGGCGTTGAACGCCTTCATTAACCCGCTCAAGAAAGCCATCACCGATTTCGTCTCGAAGGAACTGGCGAGCCTCATCAGCAGCCTGACCGGCGACGGCGGCGTGCTGGGCGGGCTCAAGCAGATCGGCAGCGCCATCTCGGGCATATTCAAGAGTGGCGGCGGCGCGGCTGCCAGTGGCGTCGAAGGCGCCGCAACCAGCGGGGCCGAGGCCGCTGCCGGTGGCGCGGCGGAAGCGGGCGGCGGCGCGGCGAGCGCTGTATCGGGAGCGGGCTCGGCGGTGTCGAGCGTCACCGGAATCGTCGGCGCGGTGGGCGCGGTCGGCACAATGGTTTCCTCGATTATCGGCAACTTCCAGCAGGCCAAGATGGAAACCACCATGAACGCGGTAGAGCACAACACCCGCTACACCGCGCTCTACGTGGGCGACCGGTCGGACGGCGGCATTCTGGGCCAGATGTTTCGCGTCGCATCGGATCTCGAATTCGGACCCATCGTCAAGATCCTCGAACAGCACCGCGACAACTTTTTCGACTGGACCGGCGTCATCACCCCGATCGCTTCCGCGATCCAGGCCAACCTGGTCGATATCAGTTCCCACACCTTCACCCAGATCCAACTCCTCGAACAGATCCGCGATTCGATAGGCGCGCTCGAAGGCAGCATCGACACCGGATTCAAGAGCCTGCAGGTAAATATTCAGGCGCAGGGGATCACCACCGCGGAAGCGGCGCGCGCGCTCGGCAACCAGATCGCGCGCAACCTGCAGGGCCAGATGGCGGTGACCGTCTCGTGAATATCATCGTGATGCTCAACGGCGCGGACGTGACCAATGTCTGCCGGCTGTCGGAAACCCGCATCAGCTTCGATTCGACGCGGCGCATCACCACCGCGAATCTGACCATCATGGGCGACGCCATCAGCCGCGAGGCGCGCTACGACTATGCGCATTACGGCCAGTCGGTCTATGCGCTCGACCTGCGCGAGCTCTACGAGGTGACCATCCTCGACGGCCGCGACGGCGTCACAAAGCTCTTCGACGGCCAGATTTACGTGCTCGAAATGGAGCAGTCGGACGGCCCGACCTTCGACCTGTTCTACAAGTGCGAGTTGAACGACTGGGCCGCCTGGCTCGACCGCTCGGTTTGTTGGGACATGAGTTTCGCGCTGACGCTGCCGGCGAGTGACCAGGCCATCCTGACCGCGCTGCTGACCGAGTTCTGCCCGAAGATCACGCTCGCGTCGATTGCCAATATCGTGCCGGCGATCCAGGCCTTCGACTGGAAAACCAAAACCTGCCGCCAGGTCCTCGACGACCTCTGCGCGCTCTCGATGGGGGAATGGCGCGTCGATTTTGACGGCAAGCTCTACTATGCGCTGCCGTCGGCGGCGCCGGCCGCGCCCTTCGATCTCTCCACCACGCCCGATTACGTGAGCTCGTTTCCGGTGCGCGTCTCGGGTTATCGCCACGATTTCTCGAACCCGATCAACCGGGCCTATGTGCGCGGCGCCATCGATGCGGCCTCGGGGGCGGCCATCGAGGCCAGCTATTCCGATCCGGTTTCGATCTCGCAGTACGGCGAATATCAATCGGCGGTGGTCGACGAGCAGATCACCACCGCGGCCGACGCCTCGCTGCGCGCCAAGTCGACGGTGCTCAAATACTCCGCGCCCATTGAGCAGGGGAATTTCACCATCTGGAAAGACGGCCTGGCGCTCGGGATGCAGGTCTCGATCCACGACGACTGGCTGGGCCTCGACGGGCAGTACATCATTCGCGCGCTCACGATGGCGTGGGAGGATCAATATACCGTCCGCTACGAGGCGCAGTTCGGCGCGGCGCAGCCGGACCTCGAAACCATCCTGCGGCTGATCGAGCAGAGGTCCAGCTGGAAGACGGCCAATCCGCAGGTCGGCACGCCCGCGCCCGGCAGCGTGACGGACGCGTCGATCGCGGCGGGCGGTTTGCATGCGACCTCGATTGGCAGCGTCAACGCGAATACGATCCTGGGCCAGCTGACCGCCACGCAGATCGGCAGCGTGAATGCCGGCGCCATTGTCGGCGCCGTGACCGCTTCGCAGATCTCGACCGTGAACGCGACTTCCATTCAAGGCGCGGTGGTGGCCTCGCAGATCGGCAGCGTGAATGCGACGACCATTCAGGGCGTGGTGGTCTCGTCGCAGCTGGCCGACCAGATCATCAATAACCTCGCCAAGTACGTCGACGCGCTGCGCCCGGTCCCCATGGTCCAGACCTCGGCAGGGCTGCCTACGCTGCCGGACAAGAATTATCCGCCGAACTCGTTTTTCTATTACGTGCCGGACGGGCATTTCTACCAGATCAACGCGGCCGGGACGGCCTGGGCGTTGAACGACAACCCGCAAAGCGTGTCGATGAGCTTCTACCACATCGGCGCGATTTCCGCATCGAGCATCGTCGGCCTGATTGTGGCGGCGCAGATCCAGACCATTACGGCCGGTCAAATCACCGGCCAGATCTCGGCGGGACAAATCAACTCGGTGAATGCTTCGAGCATCAGCGGCCAGGTCACGGCCGCGCAGATTGCGACGGTGAATGCTTCCTCGATTCAAGGCAGCCTGTCAGCCGGTCAGATCGGGAGCGTGAATGCTTCGAGCATCACCGGGACCCTGGCATCCACGCAGATCGGCAGCGTCAACGCCGCCACCATCACCATCGGTCTGGTGCAATCGACGCAGATCGGCAGCGTCAACGGCGGGACGATTACGGCGGGCACCGTGTCCTCGGCGCAACTCAACTCGACGCAGATCGACGTCGGCGGCGGCGGCTCGAAGCCCGGCAAGCTCAACGTCTGGGACGGCTCGAGCAACATCATCGCGCAGCTGGGGCTGCTCTCGACCGGCAACTACGGCGGCTGGTTCAAGGTCTTCGGCGCGGGCGGCAGCGACTACAACAGCGCCGCGGTCAAGACCGACACCGGCGGGAATCTCTCGGTGACGAACGCGACCTTTACGGTCAACGCCGGTGGCGCGGTCATCAGCATCAGCCCCACCACGGTCGATCCGACCTACAGTTCGGGCGCGGTCCAGGTGACGGCAGGATCCGATAAGACCGTGCATATTTCGCGCGGGATCATTCTCTATTCCGGTTCCAGCGTGATCGGCAGCCTCGACCGCGCGAGCGGCGGATCCTGGGCCGAGTTGGTGGTGGGCTCGATCTTTCTGAACAGCGGCGGCACGAATCTCTGCCGCGCGGACGGCGGATTCGGCGTCGCCGGCAATGCGGGCGTGACCGAGACGTTCAGCATCAGCGGGACGCAGCTGCGATTCATGGGCGGAATCTACATCGGGCATTAGGAGTAAAAGCATGGACGAATCGAACAACCACGCGGCCCCGCAGGAGGCCGAAAACTTCCCCTGCGACGAAGCCTTGATTTCTCTCATCGCGGATATCCTCAAGGCCGAGCAGCAATTGCGCGAGCAGGCCGTCGCGCTCAACGCGCAGAAGAACGGCGCGCTCGTGCTCTTCATCCGGCAGCACAAGCTCGCGGGCAACTGGCAGCTGGCCGAGAACGGGCGCGAGCTCGTGAAGCAGCGCGAGGCCTCGCCTATCGAGAAAGCGTGAGGAGGGCCGTCATGGACAAGAGCCGCATCTCCGTCTTTCCGGGCTTCACGCCCGGCCGCTGGCGTCAGCCGCCGGACTTTCAGCTGACGCTCGATGAACCGTCGCTGCTGTCCGGCCTGACGACGCCGCCCATCCCGCCCACGGTGGCGACCAACGACCTGATCACGGCCACCCACGAGAACACCGTCACGACAGCCCTGTCCGATCTGTGGGCCAACGACCAGTGGCTTTCGAGCGCGAAGCTGGCCGATCCGACCACCACCAAGGGAGACCTCATTACGCGCGATAGCGCGGCCATAGCGCGCCTCGCGGCGGGGTCGAACGGCCAGATGCTCACCGCCGATTCGACGCAGGCCACGGGGCTTAAATGGGCCACGGTGACGCCCGCGACCATCGGCGCGGTTTCGACCGTCTTCGGGCGGTCGGGCGCGGTGGTCGCGGTTTCGGGCGATTACACGGCTGCCCAGGTGACCAACGCCGTAAGCGCGCTTGGCAGCTACGCCGACCCGTCATGGATCACGGCGCTGGCCTGGTCGAAGCTGACCGGCAAGCCGGCGACGTTTCCGCCCTCGGCCCACACGCACGACGCGGCCGACGTGGTTTCGGGTGTGCTGGCGCCGGCGCGATTGGGAAGCGGCGCGGCCTCGGCTTCGGTCTGGCTCCGCGGCGACGGCGCATGGACCGCGCTTCCGGCTAACGTGGATTCCTGGAACGGCCGCACGGGCGCGGTGACGCTCACGAGCGCAGACATCACAGGCGCCGGCGGATTGACGGATCCGACTACCACAAAGGGCGATTTGCTCGTGCGAGGGGCCTCGGCGCTGACGCGCTTGCCTGTGGGCGCGGACGGGCAAGTCCTGCAAGCCGACAGCACTCAGACGCTAGGCGTCAAATGGGTCACGGGCGCGGGCGGCGGCGGATCGCAGACGCCATGGCTCTCGAATATCGACGCCGCGGGATACCAGTTGCTGAACGCCGGGAATATCGGGATCGGGACCAGCACAGTGCCACTATCGAACCCGATTGCGGGTAGATCGTATCTGACCATCAAGGGCGCGACGGACGCGGGCGTCTTTGAATTGGCTGGAGGCGCCGCTGACGCTGATGGATTGTTGATGGGCCAGATTGTCTGTACCGATCCTGCCAACTCACAAACAGACAAGCGCATTGCAGCGATCAGCATCCTACGGAGCGGGGCAACTGCTAGTAACCGCGGCGGACTGATGCAGTTTTTCACCCGTCCGGACAACAGCATTGCGAATGTGGAGCGGATGCGGATCACCA